CATGAGTGATACAAGTAGGAATATTTGTGGACAAGATAATAAACTATAAGTTATCAAAAGTCACTCGCTTAAAGCAGTAGTCTCATGCTGATTAATGGGTATACGGCAGACGGATTAAGTCCTGTTTATGGAATTGAGACGTCGCAGGTTCGATTCCTGCTATCCCGTTTCACAGAATTGGCTGTGAAGGCAAAGAAAAACCATATAACCCGAAAAACGTATATCTTCGAGATATGCGTTTTTTGGTTCTGTTGGAGGTAAAAGTGAAAATAATTGATAAGCCGTTAGATTGGCTACAACCTTATAAAAACAACCCAAGAAACAATGACAAGGCAGTAGAACCAGTTGCTAACTCAATCAGAGAGTTTGGGTTTAAAGTTCCAATTGTAGCAACAAAAGACGGGGAAATTATAAACGGGCATACCAGATATAAAGCTGCACAATTTTTGAAACTCGAAACCGTACCAGTCTTAATCGCTGACGACCTTTCAGAAGAACAAATAAAAGCGTTCAGGCTTGCCGATAACAAAGTAGGCGAGATTGCTGAGTGGGACACAGAACTACTCTACGCAGAACTTGAAAGTGTCGAAGGCTTAGATATGACCATGTTTGGGTTTGAGGATGTCGATTATTCTTTGGACGACTTCGAGGAGTCTGAGGATCCAGAAGATGCCAAGGAGTTTTCTCAAGAAGAAGAGACGAGTATTGAACATGGCGATATCTTCCAATTAGGGCGACATCGTTTAATGTGTGGCGATAGCACATCAGCAGATGATATGGCTCAACTAATCGACGGAGAAACGATTGACCTCTACGTAACCGACCCACCATATAACGTGGCCTACCAAGGTGGAACCGAGGAAGCTATGACAATTATGAACGATAGCATGGACGACGTTAGCTTCAGGCAATTCCTAAGGGATGCATTCGCAGTCGCAAACAACCACTTGAAACCTGGAGGGGCGTTCTATATCTGGCATGCAGATTCGGAAGGTTTGAACTTTAGAGCTGCAGTCAAAGAGACAGGGTGGTTGCTAAAACAATCTATCATCTGGGTAAAGAATGCTATTGTGTTAGGTCGTCAAGACTACCAATGGAAGCATGAACCTTGCTTGTATGGGTGGAAAGATGGAGCGAGTCACTATTTTGTCGATAATCGTTCACTAGCCACGGTCATTGAAGAGGACGAAGAAAACCTAAAAGAAATGACTAAGAGCGAGCTAATCTCTTACATTAAGACCATGCAAGAAACAACTCCGACTACTATCTTTTACGAAGATAAGCCAGTTAGAAATGACATCCACCCGACCATGAAACCTTTGAAGTTGATTGCTAGGTGCGTTTTAAACTCTAGCAAGAAAGGCGACAGAGTTCTAGATAGCTTCAATGGTGGTGGTTCTACTCTTATGGTATGTGAGAAGTCAGAACGTATTTACTACGGTATGGAACTTGACCCACTCTACGTTGCACGAACGATTAGACGCTGGGAAGAAGAAACAGGGCTTACTGCTGAAAAAGTGAGCTGAAATTTTTAAAAAAGTAAGGAAGTGAGGCGATGGCTGGTGCAGATAATTTAAAAGTCCCAACCTCGGAAGAAGCTCGAAAATATGGAAAAAAGGGCGGAGTCGCTTCAGGCAAGGCTCGAAGGAAAAAGGCCAATCTGAGAAAGGCATTTGAAACAATACTACAAGCCGAGGTTGCAAGTCCAAACGTTAAGAAACAACTTGAAGAGCTGGGCTTTGATTCAACTAATGAAATGGCTCTAGCTATGGTTATGATGCAAAAGGCTATGAAAGGCAATGTCCGAGCATTTGAACAAATCAGCAAGTTGACCACAACAGATGTCAAGGATAGCCTTGATAAGAAAGAACAAAAAGAACGTATTGAGGCTTTGAAGTTGGAAAATGCGAAGCGAAGAGTCACACTTGACGGTGGTGCTAAATCAGAAGATGTCATGGCTGAGTATTTCGACAAGTTGGAGGATGCTTTAAACGATGGCACTTGATAGACTATATACAGAAAAACAAGTAAAAATTTTAAAAAGGGCAGTTGCTACTGACTGGTATATGATGATTAATCACGGTGCGGTACGTGCTGGTAAAACCAAGTTAGACAATGACCTTTTTTTGATGGAATTGAAACGAGCAAAGCGAAACGCTGAGAAAGTCGGAGTTAAGAACCCGATGTATATCCTCGGTGCTGTTTCCTCAGGAACGCTTCAAACAAATATACTAAGAGAAATCTCGGACTCGTACAATTACGATTTCAAGTTTGACAGGCACGGGAATTTCACGCTCTTTGGTGTATATGTCGTCACAACGTTCACAGGCTCCATAGCGGGTCTAAAAGCTATCCGTGGTATGACAGCATTCGGAGCGTATATAAACGAGGCTACGCTGGCAAATAAGGCAGTATTTGACGAGATTCTAAAACGTTGTTCTGGTCTTGGTGCTAGAGTTATCTGTGATACTAACCCAGACCACCCTAAACATTGGCTTAAGGTTGACTATATTGATAAAGCGGACGGTGAGAAAATACTTGCCAACCACTTTACAATCTTTGATAACACATTCTTGAACCAACGGTACGTTGATAACCTAATCGCTACAACCCCGTCTGGCATGTTTACTGAGCGTGGTATCTACGGACGGTGGGTAACTGGAGAGGGTGCTGTGTATCGTGACTTTAAAGAAGACATGTATATCGATAGCGCTCCAGATGATTTAGTTAGGTTCTATGCTGGTGTCGACTGGGGGTATGAACACTACGGCTCTATCGTGGTTATTGGAGAAACCTCAGACGGTTCTACCTACCTGATTGAAGAACACGCACACCAACATCAAGAGATTGATTTTTGGGTGGACGTAGCTAAAGACATAAAAGCCCGCTATGGGAATATCACGTTTTGGGCAGATAGCGCACGACCTGAACACGTAGCAAGGTTTCAAAGAGAACAAATAAAAACCTTTAACGCAAATAAAGCGGTCTTATCTGGAATTGAAGAGGTAGCCAAGCTCATGAAAGCTGGGCGCTTTTTTGTTGTATCAGATAAGGTTAGCCGTTTTAAGGATGAGGTTTACCAGTATATCTGGAATGAAAAAACAGGCGAGCCAATCAAGGAAAACGACGACGTATTAGATGCCCTGCGCTATGCGATTTACTCAAAACAAACACAACCAAAAGCAACTGTAAAGAGAAGATCTCTTTATGGTTTGTAGAAAGGGAGAACATGTATAAATACTTAACCTATCCACGGGATGGATACGATGAAACAGATCTAAAGGCTGAATTGATTTATAAACTGATTCGCAAACACGCAAATGAGCGAGAGGGTTTGCAAAAATTAAAACGTTACTACATCGGAGAACATTCTATTCTTGAACATAAAAGGCGCAATCCTAACGCCCCAAACTTTAAAACGGTAGCCAATCATGCGAAGGATATCGCAGACACGGCCACAGGTTATTTCCTGGGCAGTCCGATTACCTACAACAACACAGGCGAGAGTGACCTTGAGCCGTTGCTGGTTGCGTTTGACAATGCAGAAGTTGACCAAGTGGACACGCAGAACGCTCTTAATATGGCTATTTATGGCCGTGCTTATGAATACATCTATGTCAAGGAAGGCTTGAACGAGCTTGATTCAGCTAGTCTTGATGTCGAGAATACCTTTATAGTCTACGATGATAGTATTGAACGTAGACCCTTGTTTGCAGTTTACTACTACGAGGTTAAGGACGATTCAAAAGACACTAAGACATACCAAGCAGAGGTTTTCACTCAAAACTTGCACTACCATATTGTTTTGAGTGATTCGTCAGGTTCGTATGTGAAGAAACTTGATGTAGAGCCACACCACCTTGGTCAAATCCCAATCATTGAGTACAAGAATAATAACTTTGCGATTGGCGATTACGAGCAACAAATTAGCTTGATTGATGCTTATAATTCCTTAATGGGTAACCGTGTAAATGACAAAGAACAAGCGATTGAGTCTATCCTTGTCTTGTATGGAGCACAGTTAGGAGACACGCCCGAAGAAACCCACAAAGCCATGTCTATCCTTAATGAAGAAGGGCTTTTGGAGTTGCCAATGGATTCTAAGGCTGACTTCTTGAAGAACTTGTTGGACGAGGGTGCTACTGAAATCTTGCGTAAAGCCTTGAAAGAGGATATTTACACCTTTAGCCACGTACCGAACCTAACGGACGAAAAGTTCGCTGGGAACAGTTCAGGCGTAGCTATGGAGTATAAGTTGCTCGGACTTGAAATGATTACTAAAGTCAAAGAGTCTAACTACAAACGTGGACTTAGACAGCGTATCAGTATCTTCGCTAAGTACCTGGGACTGCAGCAGATTGTACTTGATGCAAATTCGATAGTACCTCAGTTTAGTCGTGGTTTACCTAAGAATTTACTTGAATTGTCACAGGTTATCAATAACCTTGACGGTAAGGTTACGCTCAGACAACTCATTTCGCTCTTGCCATTCGTTGAAGATCCTGACGCTGAATTGGAGGAACTCGAGGAAGAGAAAGAAAAGAATATGGAACGTGTGCCATTCTTTAATCAGGCTAACACGAAGCCAGACGATGAGGTAGCAGATGAAGAACCAAGACTATTGGACCAAGAGGAAAGCTAATCTTATCTATGAGCAGATGGATAAGGCTGAGAAGCAAGCTGACAAGTTTGATAAAGTTTACAAAGAGTCAAAAGCTTATTTAGATAAGCAAATAAACAAAGTCTTTGATAAATTTCAACGTGATTATGGTCTAAGCGAGCGTGATGCTCGTCATGTTTTAAAAAACATGAAAGACCAGAAGGACCTGAATGAACTTAGAAAGGTTCTTGAAGCTCGACCGAACGACCCAAACATACAACGTTTGCTTGCCGATTTAGACAGTCCGGCTTACGCTTATCGCATGAAGCGACTTGAACATTTAAGCGCTGACTTGGATTCGATGCGTAGTTCTATCTATCGTTCTGAGAAGAAAGGTTCAGATGCCTTTTACAGCGACTTGATGAAAGATAGCTACTATAAGGCTACCTTTGACTTGCAACAACAGACAGGGTTGGCTTATCACTTCTCTGGTTTGCCTGAAACAGAAATCAAGCGTCTACAAGGTCTAAAATGGACAGGAGAGGCTTACTCGGACAGAATATGGTCAAATACTGGGGCGCTCGCTTCAAGTGTGAAGGACGAGCTCCTAGTAAGTCTCATGACTGGTCGAAGTGTAAGAGATACATCTCAAGCTATCGCAGAACGATTCGAGGTTGGGCAGAATAAAGCTAGGCGCTTGATTCGTACTGAGTCAGCGTTCTTTCATAATCAGATGGAACTGCTCAGTTATGAAGATGCTGAGATTACGAAGTACAAATTCGTAGCCGTGCTGGATAAACGGACATCGCATATTTGTCAACAACACGACAACAAGGTTTATGATACAGACAAGGCTATTCCTGGTGTGAACTATCCACCTCTACATCCATGGTGTCGGTCTACGACTATCGCACATGACGAGGATATCGACTACAGCAAGTTAGAACGCAGGGCTAGAAATCCCGAGACAGGCAAAGTCGAGTATGTTCCTGCTGATATGTCTTATAAAGAGTGGTATGATAAATACGTTGCAAAAGACAAAGGAAAGAGTTATAATCAGAACGTGAACACGATTGACTTAATGGCTAAACAACGCTCTTTCACAGTCGGGAATGATATTAGAGTCAAAACAAAGAAATTGACTGGAACGGATTTTGATTTTTGGGTACAAGATGACACAAAGAAAATACGAGATTCGGTTTTAAATGTTAATACTATTTTTCAAGAACTGGACTCCTATAAGAAACCAACTGTTGTATTTTTGAAAAAATCGAGACTTCCTGGTTTAGCGGGGTATGATTATAAACAAGACACTTTGTTTATAAGTGACGATTTTCATTCTGAAAAAGAGTTCAAAGAAATTTTATCGGATGGATTTTTTGCTTCAAAAAATATTAGAGATGCGCTTATTCATGAGTTGACTCATAAAAAACATTGGGATTCTGCTAAAGCATTTTACAAAGCCAACAAAAAGCGGTATAATAGTGTCGAACAAGCAATGTCTGAATTGAATTCCCCATTAGTGTCGTATGTCAAGGAACAATTGAAACATGACTATAACTATCTTTATGGTATTAGCGATAATGCAGCTATTGCGTTTTACAACGATAACATTAATGAGTTGGTTGCTGAAGTCGGGGTATTGGGAGATAAGGTTACAGACACAAATCTATTAAATAAAGTCAAGGAGGTTCTATCATGGAAGTAATGGCTATGCCTAGCAAAGAAGTTTTGATTTTTACAAAACAAATCCGCCACTGGATTGTTGGCGATAAAACTATTTCAGGAAAAAAACAATTTATTTTCCGTGAGGACACTCCTTCTGAAATCTTAAAACTTTATCAAGATATAAAACCAAAACTTGAATTTGCTTATTAACAATCAAAAGCACCTAGAGAAATCTAAGTGCTTTTTTCGTGCTCAGAAAGGAGGAGCTTATGTTCATTTGGGAATGGGTATCAATCGCTTTCGGGTGGTTGGTATTTTTGTTTTTAATATTTATTATTATGGCCGTAATCAGCGGAATAATTGAAGGTGTAAAGAAAGGATCGAAAAAATGAAATACAGAAAGAAACCCGTTGTGGTCGAGGCGGTTCAGCTTAATGAACGTTGTTTGATTGAAGAAGATTGGTTTTGGGACGCAGTAACAAGGAATGAGATTATCATTCACGATAGTGGCAAGTGGAATAAAAATCCAGCATGGTGTGAGATTAAAACACTTGAGGGTGTCATGGTCGCAAAAACAGGCGACTATATTATCAAAGGCGTTCAAGGTGAGTTTTATCCTTGCAAGCCTGATATTTTTGCAGAAACATATGAGGAATTAGAGTATCTGAATATTTTAGATACTATTTAGGAGGTGATCCAACATCTTGACTAGCAGGAATAGACTGCTGCTTAATATCGTTGCTTAACCGTATGGAATCCCGTACGGTTTTAATATTGTCCAAACTGTACCGATGACATTAAAAGCTGTACTGTTCCGTCGCCGGACGTAAAGCGAGATTATCGAGTGGCGACGTAATCGCTGGAGGACAATTATGTCAGAAGAAATCAATGCAACTGTATCTACTGAATCAACTGAGACTGTCGACACTCAAGAAAATGTTGATACAGTGCAAGAAGAAAAGCACGAACGAACTTTCACTCGTGCTGAAATCGGTAAGATGCTATCTGCCGAGCGCTCTAAATGGGAAGCAGAGCAAGAAGCCAAGGAAAACGAAGCTAAAAAGCTTGCTAAGATGAACGCTGATGAGAAACAGAAATATCAGTTGGAACAACGTGAGCAAGAACTGGCCAATCGTGAACAAGCGATTGCTCGTAAGGAATTGACCGCAGAAGCTAAGGCAATGCTAAGTGAACGTGGCTTACCAGTTGAATTAGTAGCAGTGGTTGATTTATCAAACGCAGAAGCCGTGACTGAATCAGTCGCAAGCATTCAAAAAGCGTGGGAGGATGCAGTACAGAAAGGTGTATCTGACCGCATGAAAGGTAGCGCACCTATCAAGACTGCGCCAACAAATCAGCAAGAAGTTGTAGAAAAATGGAAAAAAGACTTTTTGCACTAAAAAAATAAAAAAATGAGGTAAATATAAATGGCATTTGAATCAATTAACACAGCAGAATCACGCAAGCGCCATCTTGGAATCATTGAAGATGTACTTGCAGTAAATTCATACGCAACACCACTCTTGACACCAAGTGAGGCAGTAACTCTTGACGGTCGCTCATTCACTGTTGCAACAGGAAACACAACTGGTCTTAAAGACTACAAACGTAACCAAGAAAACGAATTTGATTACGTTGAAACTGAAGAAAAGGTCTACACTCTTGATGAAGAAAAATACTGGGGCCGTTTCGTTGACAAGTTGGACGAACGTGACTCAAACGGTCAAGTCAACATCGAATATGTAATCGCTCGTCAAGCTGCTGAAGTAGTCGCTCCATACCTTGATAAGCTTCGTTTTGATGCAGTACTTGGTAATGTAAGCGAAAATGTTGTTATGGGTAGCACAGCAGGCGCAAACAACGCTTACAATGCAGTTCTTGATGTCTCTGAGAAATTGGATGAACTTGGAATTACTAAAGAACGTTTGCTCTTTGTCACTCCAAGCTTCTACAAGGCTATCAAATCTGAAATCGTACGCTTACCACAAGGTGACGCAGACAAAAAAGTTCTTGGTAAAGGATATATTGGTGAATTGGATGACTACACAGTCTACAAAGTACCTTCTAAATTCTTGCCAAATGTAAAAGCCCTTGCAGCAGCACCTGGTGTTGTGACATCTCCAATTCAGATTGACAACACTAAGTATAACGACAACGTGCCTGGTCGATTTGGTGAATTGGTAGAGCAATTGCTTTACACTGGAGCTTATGTTCTTGAAGATTTCCAAAAATACATTATCACAATTGCAGATGCTAAACCTGCTGCTAAAGAGTCAGCTCAAGGTAAAACAGTGAACCGTGCCAAAGCATGGAAGTCTGGTTCAGATTACAAAAAAGGCGACACAGTGACTCATGAAGATAAAGTCTATGTTGCTATCAAAGACATCACTGGCTCAACCAACAAACCAGATTCTGACTCAGCTAACTGGAAGGCTAAATAACGAGGTCTGACCCATGAAAGTCAGAGTCAAGCAAGCGTTCAATGATTGGCAAGCGCAAGTGGTTCGGCAAGAGAATGAAGTCTTTGAGATGACAGAAGAACGCTTTGACGAACTGTCTCACAATCTTGAAGAAGGGTTCTCGGTCAATATTGCAGATGTAGTTGAAATCATTGACGAAGAAGAAACCGAAGCACAAGGAGACAAGACGACTCCTTTAGATTAGGAGGTCTTATGGAACTTGGAAAACTTAAATTGTTGACAGGCGAGAGCGACGAGTCAGTCCTCTCGTCTTTAATTTTACGGGCAGAAAATATCATTTTATCAGAAACTAATCGGGACAATCTAACGCCAGCACTTGAAAGGCTTATCCCTGAACTTGTAATCGAGCTCTACAACCGATCAGGAAGCGAAGGAGAGCAGTCTAGGAGCGAAGGTGGTATCTCTGTAACCTACGGAGAAAACGGACTGTCTACGGGCGTTTTACAGCGTATTCGGATGCATCGATTAGCAAGGGTGGCAGGTCATGTTTTTGAAAAAGAGTAGACTGAAGCTCTATCCTATGAAGCGGTTTAAGAAGACCGTGACAGATGAGGGAATTGCTAAAGAAGGATACACGGACGAGGTTGAAGGGGTACGCTTGGAATTGTGGCCAGCTAGTAGTAACCTACAATCTGAAATCTATGGCGAGCGCTTAAATGATATCCTGAATGCGAATGCGAGCAAGGATGCAGACATCAACGTCAAAGATGGTGTTTGTATCGATAGCGAGACAGAAGTCACACATCGGGTTATCTCAAAGAAAGTGTATAGCCGACATCAAGTATTGGAGTTAGAGCGTGTCAGAATTAATCGGAGCAGATAGCTTAATTGCTAAATGTCGGAAACTGGCAAGCAAACAAGTAGGCGATGATATTGTCAGGCGTGCGGTCTTAAATGCGTGTAAAAATGTAGTCCAAGCAGAAGCTAAACTCAGAGCTCCAGCAAATGAGGGAGAACTGAGAAATAGTATTAAAGTAAGGGTTAAGATGGAAGGTGACAGAGCAATCGGAGAAGTCTTCACAAACTCAGACCACGGCGCCTATGTCGAGCTTGGAACAGGTCCGAAAGGACAGGCTAGTCATTCGGGTATATCGCCTGACGTGAACGTGTCTTATCGTTCTAGTCCATGGTACGTGCACGAAGACCAAATCAACGTAGGACCTTACCATTTTCAAAAAATGGGGGAGTTCTACAAGATGTACGGTCAACCTGCACAACCTTACTTGTACCCTGCTTTGAAGGATAACCAGGAACGTGTATCAAACAACATCTCTAAATACGTTAGTAGGAAGATAAAGGAGCAGATATAATGATTAATATTAAACCCGTAATTTACAAAGAATTGCAGAAGGTCGCAGATAATGTGACCGATACTTACCCAGACGATTGGGAGAACTTCCCAGTCGTCATTTTTTTGGAAGAACAAAACAAACCAGGGGAATGGTTCGATGATGCTGAAAGGAAGTCGAATATCCGCTATAAGGTTGATATATTCGACAAAGATAGCACTAGCAATCTAGCAGTTGAAATTAATAAGATTTTTGCATCATTAGGATTGCGAAGAACTGACTGTCAAGATGTTCCAGACCCATCACACTTGCGACACAAGTTGATGCGATTTGAAGGCATTGTCGACCTAGACTCTGAGCTTGTTTATCAATACAGAATGGAGAATTAATACATGTTAGCAAACGGAATTACGCTTTCTTATGGAACAGCTAAAGGAACTTACACCAAACTTGAGGGGCTTAAAGAAGTACCTGAATTCGGTATCGAACCTGAAAAGGTTGAAAATACTACCCTTGCAGATAAAGTTAAAAAATACGAATTTGGTATTGGTGATGCAGGAGAGCTTGAGTACAAGTTCGCTTATGATAACTCAAGCACAACTTCTTCTTACCGTATTTTGCGTAAGGCGGCGGAAAATAAGGAGAAACTCTTCTTTGAACAAACTTACCCAGATAAAACTAAGGTTCAATTTGAAGGACAGGCATCTGTCAAACTTGGCGGTGGTGGTGTGAACTCTGTTATTGAGTTTACTCTCAAGATCGCATTGCAATCTGAACTTGAATTTACAGACGGAATTGGAGGCTAATAGATGACTACTCTACCATACGCAGTTTGGCAAGTCAGTGAGGATAAGGAGTTAAAGCTCCGCCTCACATCCTTGCAAGCGACGAAAGTCGAAGAAAAAATCGGAGTGAACTTGCTCAAGGTGTTCATGCCCGCTGAGGGCGAGTCTTTTGCATTGCCACCTTTGAAGGTAATGTTGCTCTTAACTCACGGAGCGCTTCAAAAATACGAACACGGCATTTCATTCGAAGATGTATCTGATCTATATGATTCTTACGTGGATAATGGCGGTGACCAGGCAGCGTTTATGGCAGATGTTGTCTTACCGATGCTTCAAGTATCGGGTTTTATGCCACGGGAGGAAAAAGGCAAGAAGAAAGCTCCCAAGAAATCCAAAGCCAAATTAGAAGTAGTCGACTAGAAGAGACTACTGTCAATTCAGTAAAAGAAATGGTTGAGAGGCTATACCCGATGTTCTTAGATATCGGGGGGAGGCCTCTCGATTTTTGGGATTTAACCATACTTGAGATTAGGGATATGATTGAAAGCCACAACCGTGTCACTATTCAAAAGCAAAAAGAAAAAATTGTTGAATCTTACAGACTTTCGCAGATGATAGCAAACAACGTATCCTTATTGCTCTCTAAAGAAGCTAAACCACTTGATATTTGGGACTATGCGCCTGAATTATTCAAGGAAGAAAGGGCTCAAGTTGAAAAAGCCAGACAAGAGCAAGAAATGAGGATGCATAAGGAACGCATGCGAGCATTCGCTGAGAGTCATAATCGAAAAATGAAGATGAAAGGAGAATAGATGGGAGTAACTCTTGACGAGCTTAAGGTAATGATTGATGCTGAAATCGCACCTTTCAAGAGCAAGATGAAAGAAGTCGAGAACACAGTCAAAAATGCATCTGGAAAGGTACAACAGTCTACAAACCAAATCAAGGCGCAGTCTGGCTCCATGTTGGGTACTTTTGCTAAATTAGCTAAATTCGCTGGATTGGCATATCTTGGTAAAAAGATGCTTGATGTCGGTATGTATTCGACTCAAATGGCTCTTGAAGTTACAGCAGCAGTCAACCAAATTAAGCGTCAAATGGGCGAGAGCTCACAGACATTCTTAAAATGGGTTAACGATAACGCGAACGCTATGAACATGAGTACTGGTGAAGCGACAAAATATGGGGCGGTTTATTCAAACTTATTTTCTGGCTTTATCAAAGACTCAAACAAGCTTAGCGCCTATACTGCTAAGATGCTTCAGACATCTGCAGTCGTAGCAGAAGGCTCAGGGCGTAGTATCACGGACGTTATGGAGCGTATTCGCTCTGGTTTGCTAGGAAACACCGAAGCAATTGAAGATTTAGGAATCAACGTCAATGTGGCTATGATTCAGTCTACCGAAGCGTTCAAACGTTTCGCAAATGGCCAAAGTTGGGACCAACTTGATTACCAAACTCAACAACAAATCCGCTTGATGGCTATCCTGGAACAAGCAACTGCTAAGTATGGTACAACCTTGTCTCAGTCAGTCAACGGACGAATCAGCTTGTTTAAATCATTACTGAAAGATGCTGCCTTAAACGTAGGTAATGCATTCTTACCAATCATTAATGCTGTCATGCCAATATTGAACTCGTTCGCTTTGGTATTGAAGAATGTGACTGGTAAATTAGCCGAGTTTATCGCTCTAATGTTTAACAAGAAAGCGACTGTAACAGACGGCGGTGTAGCTTCTGCTGCAAGTAGCGCAGGGGAAGCCTTGCAAGATGCTGCAGGTGGCGCAGGCGACTTAGCGGATGCCATGGACGATGCGGATGATGCTTCAGGCGGTATTGCTGATAATCTAGATGACACTGCCAAATCAGCCAAGAAAGCCGTCAAAGAATTGCTTGGCTTAACTGGATTTGATGAAATCAATCTTTTAGGCAAAAAAGACGAACCTGACGATGATGATGGCGCTGGCAAAGGCAAAGGTGGCGGTGGAGGCAAAGGCAAGAAAGGAAAGGGAGGCGGTGGCGGACCTTTCAAAGATATCTTGCCAGAAGTTGCTCTTACCGACATGGATAACCAATTTAAGAGCATCTTTGATGGACTTGGAGACAAGCTAAAAGGTTTATTTGACCTGTTTGGTAAAGGGTTTAACGCTGCGTTCAGGTCTGACGGCTTGGAACGTATCAAGATTGCTTTAGGAGAAATCGGCAAAACGCTAGCAGAAATTGCCACGGACCCAAGAGTTGTAGAAGCCTATGACAGGATGACCAAGAAGATTGCTTACGCACTCGGACAGATTGCAGGTTCAATTGCTACTGTTGGTGTTGGTATTGGTGTTTTCCTTGCTGAAAGTATCGCAAATGGTCTAGGACGTCAAAAAAGGCACATAATTAGAGCCCTAGTGGCTTCATTCGATAGTATCGGTGAAATATACGAAGCTATTGGAAACATCGCACAGGCGCTATCTGGTGCGTTCTATGACGCGATAACTTCAACAGGTGCAGTACGAATTGGAAGCTCTCTAGTATCTATGTTTCTAGCGATTGGGTCAATCGTCACAGAGATTTCAATGAAACTTGGTAGCGACTTAATGCAAGCTCTTGAGCGTGCTATTGTGGATAATGCGCCAAGCTTATCTAACTCTTTACAGAATCTATTCCAGTCAGTTGCTCCAATATTTGAGAGCGCAGAACAAGCTATCAACAAGATTGTAGATAAGATTAGCGTATTCTATGAAAACAATATAAGACCACTGATTAAAACAGCAGGAGAAGACCTATCTAAGCTTATTGATTTAATTATTAAAGGTTGGGATGAAAATATTCAACCAGTCATTGATGAGTTTGGTAAAAAATTCTCAGAAGTGATTGATAGCAATGTTGGAGAGGCTGTCGAGAAAATAGTTGAGCTAATTGCAAAATTCTTGGAATTATCTCAAACATTGAGCAGGGACTTATATCCAGTCATTGAATTCTTAGTTAATACATTCTTCAAACTTTTAGGACCAGTATTTAACTTCTTAGCTCAAATATTCATTGTCACTTACGACATGATTTCAAAGATTATTGGTGACATTGCTGAGCTTTTAAGCGGTATCGTTGATATCATTGAAGGTCTTGTAACGGGAGATTTTAGAAAGATACAAGAAGGCTTTAGCGAGATTACTAGTGCGTTGATTGACTTTCTAGAACATGCCTCTCAAGCAGTTTACGGCATTATGCTTGCTGCATTGAGCGCATTATGGGATTTGATTAAATCGGTGATCCAAATTATTATCGACACGATAGTTAACGCTCCAATCGTACAATTGTTCACTAATGTATTTCAAGCTGCTTGGGATGGAATTGTAGCCATCTTTAGTGGCTTAGGCACTTGGTTCAGTGAGCGTTGGTCAGATGTTACTAACGCACTATCAAATGTCAGTCCATGGTTTACTGATATGTTCCAGAGAGCTTGGAATGGGTTGACTGGTATATTCAGTGGTCTTGGTTCTTGGTTTGGCGAAAGATGGAGCGATGTTACTAACGCACTATCAAATGTTTCTTCGTGGTTCGGAGATACGTTCACAAGGGCCTACAATGCCGTCGTGAACGCATTTAGTAACATTGGAGGTTTCTTTAGTGGCGTTTGGTCAACGGTTCAAAGTATCTTTGTTGACGCAGGTCAAGCAGTCGGTAGCGCAGTAGGTGGTGCTTTCAGAAGTGCAGTTAACGCAGTACTTGGAACGATCGAGAACGTTGTCAATGGTTTCATCGGTATGATTAACAGTGTTATTGGTCTAATAAATAAAATATCAGGCGTTCATCTTGGGGGCATTGGCTATGTCAGTCTTCCTCGTTTGGCTCGCGGTGGTATCGTCGACAGTCCTACTGTGGCCATGATTGGTGAGGCTGGTAAAGAGGTTGTCATGCCTCTAGAAAATACAGGATTCTTACAAACTATGGGACGTGTCGTAGGTGGTGCCGTGGTCGATGCTTTAGGTGGCAATTTGACACGATCAAGTGGATTCTCTGGTGATGGTGACATCGTGATCCAAATCGGCGGACACGAATTCGGACGTGTAGCCATCCAAGAAATTAACAAAGAACAAGAACGTGCAGGACAAGTCTTGCTTAACATTTAAAGGGAGGTAAAATGGCACGCTTAATCATTAATGGGGTGGCTGTTAAGCCTCCTAAATCTTTTCAGGTCGGTATCCAGGACATTGACGGAGAAACAGGGCGTAACGCAAACGGAGACATGGTGCGTGACCGTATCACTGTTAAGCGCAAATTAGATTGTGAGTGGGGCATGCTGACTCAAGGAGAAATGAGTCAGCTTTTAAATGCCGTATCGCCTGAATTCTTCACGGTGTCTTATCCTGACCCGTTGTCAGGACAAACAACTAAAACATTTTATGTTGGAGATAGAACAGCTCCGAGCTATTCATTTACTGAAAAATTCAAACCGTGGTCAGGAGCCAAGTTTAATCTGATAGAAAGGTAGGTAAAACATGGATATATTCAGACGGCAGAAATTCAATGAAGCTATGTTTGCTAAAAACCGTACTCTTGCTATCAGAGTTGGGGCCTACCAATCGAGTGACATCAAAGAGGCTAGTTTTGATTATGGCTATATCAAAGGTGATACTTACAAACCTGGCGGAACGTGTGCGGGTAGCGGTAAGATTACTTTTACTAGTATTATCACGACATTCAATAAACTTGATAAGATTTACCCTGAAATCGGTCTTTTGGTCGATGGAACCTATGAATGGGTGAAGATGGGTGAATACTTCATCAATGATATTGAAATCGACCGCAATCGCAACACGACTACACTAGACCTCATGGACGGGATGTTCAAGTTAAACCGTGAGTATGTCACAGACTTGACATTTCCAGCAGAAATCAGGCAAGTTATCAAAGAAATCTGCCTAAAAACTGGTGTAGAATTAGCAAATGAAAACATGGGTCTTGAATCCATGAATTATGCCATCGAGACGAAACCTAAAGAAAAAAATAAGACATTCAGAGATGTATTGAGTCTAGCTACTCAAATGCTCGGGATGTCTTGTTTCTTTAATCGAGAAGGAAAACTTGAAATTAAAGAGTTGACCGACTCAGGTATTGTGATTACCGCAGATAATTACTTCTTGCACGGTTTAACCAGAAGTGAAGTCGAGTATCAGATTGCAGGTATCACTTGTAAGAAAGACAAAGAAGGTCTGACTGTCGGAGCTCGTACAGGTCGTTCACTTGAAATTGAGAATCCGTTCATGACTCAATCAATTTTGGATAATCTTTATCACAAAATCAAGGATATTAGATACTATCCATTTAGCCTGAATTATCAAGGTCATCTTCTTCTCGATGTTGGTCAATGGGTAACAATTAAAACCAACAAGGGAGAAACGTTCAAAGCTCCAGTTTTGAGCCAATCTTTCAACTTTAAAGGTGGACTTCGAAGTCGTATTAGTGCTGATAGCAAGGCTGGGAATGATACACAGTATTCATACGCTGGTACCATTACTAAAAAAATCGAGCAATTCAGCGAATTTGAGAAACAGCTTCAAAACCAAATTGAAGAAGCTGATAGAGGGTTCGATGCCAAGGTTGACCAAATCAAACAGGACTTCAATGACCAAATCGAGCTCACAAAGGCTAAGGCTGAGGAGAATAAGAAGGCCTTGTCCGATGAAATCGACAGACGATTTCACGAGTTTAGTCCAGCTGGTTTTGAAGAAGCCAGGAACAAAGCAGAAGAAGCTTTGAAAAAAGCTGGCACAAGCGCTGAATTAGCAGAAGAAGCTAGAAATAGAGCACTTGCTAATATTAGAGATTTAAACACGTTCAAGGCAGCAGCAGAACAAGCGCAAACTCAATTAAATAAAGACGTTGTTAATTTTAGAAATGAATATGGTTCTAAAATGCTTGAAGTCAATCAAACAACGGAAGGCATTAAAACCAAAATTGGAGAAATAACATCATTCATTGATAAGGACGGTCAACGTCAAGAAGCATTGAAGCGATATGCTAGGGAAGAAACAGCTAAACAAACGAGCGCTATTCGTGAAACAATTTCAAGAGATTATGTTTTGAAAAGCACCTTTACTGAGAATGTCGAAGGAATAAACCAGCGTTTTGAAGCAATCACAAGGGATAATGAAGCCAAGCTTGCAGAATACAAGCAAGGCATTGACGGACGCTTTACAAGTCTATCTAGTCAGATAGATAGTAAGGTCAATCAGGCCGATTTTCAAGCAGTCAGAGAGACATCCACCCTCTATGAGCGTATTTTGGGAAGCGAAGTTTCAAATATCACTGCCAACATCGCCCGTATGGCCTTGACATCAGATTTGTTTCAAGTTGAAGTAGGCAAGAGATTTAGCAACCTTACTAATCTGTTTTATGCTCCTACAAAAATTCCTAAATATATCTCATCAGTCACAACCGATACGCATTTACAGCGTGTAAGTTGGGGCGATCATGACGGAATAAGAATTAACTATACTGATTCTATGTCAGGCTGGCTGGGGGTTCGCTTTCCTCTCACTAAGAAATTTGTCAAACAAGGCGAGGGCCTTGGCTATCGTATTGAAATCGCAGTAGATAAAGTGCCAAAGGATGGTAGGGTTTTAATTCAATTACTAGACAATACAACAAATCCGGGAATGTTTTATAACTCTCAAATTTTGCTTAACAAAACTGGTAATCAGGTATTTACAGGGTACTTAGACATCCCTTACACTGGTGAGTTAAACGAGTATAGCCTTAGATTTACTCTTACAAGCCCTGGGAATATCGTTATTCATAAACCTATGATTATTGACAGGCGTTTAATTCCTGAGGAGTTTGTAGATAGCACTGACTATAACAGTGAGTATAACCGAGTGACTATGTCCTTGCTACAAGATAGCTTTGCGATCAAGGCTTTGAATAGTGCAGGAGATATCATCTCACAAGTCAACCTAAACAGTAATAACGCGTTGATTGAAGCAAATAAAATCCGACTGAAAGGTCGCACGCTTGCAGATGAAATCACAGCGATTGACGGGTATTTTAAGCGGTTATTTGTAGGCGATGCACGAATTGGAACGTTAAACACTGACATCATTCGCTCGAATTCGATTGCAGCAGACAAATTGATATTTGATACTGCACTAGCTAAGAAACTTGTAGCTAGTGATGTGTTCACGGATACGCTTGCTGCTAAAACCGCCTTCATTAACAAACTACGATCAGTAGTCGTATCTGCAACCTTACTTGAAGGTTATAAAGGTCGTATCGGTGGATTCCAAATCGGTACACATGACAAAGACCCAAGCACTTATTGGCTAACTGGAACTAACCAATTCGCAGTCGGGATGAGTAATGGTAGTTCCAAATGGGAGCAAACAGCTCTTTGGGTTAACTGGGGAGACGATTGGGGTAAAGTAGGCGATAACGCTTGGTATGTGAAACGAACTGGAGAAATGCATTGTAGGAATACTGCACATTTTTGGAAAACACCTGTTGTTCATGGAGATTTAAGGGTCGGAGGTCATATCTACTATATCAACGAGAATGATAAAACAGGCGGTTATTGGATGTACTCTCCAGCCTTCACGAAGATTGACAAATACAACGGTTATCTATATTTTTATGATTTTAATGAAAGACAATCTGATTGGATACCTCTTAATAAAGAAATCTCAGACCGTAGATACAAAACAAACATCAAAGATAGCGAGATCTCAGCGCTTGATGTAGTTGATAAACTTAAAACGTACAGTTATCGCAAAGAATACGATGACAAAGTCGAGGATATCTCTTGCGGTATCATGGCTCAAGATGTTCAAAAATACGCACCAGAAGCATTTTATGAGAATCCAGACGGTGCTTATTCATATCGCACATTTGAGCTCGTACCTTATCTCATTAAGGCAATTCAAGAATTAAATCAAAAAGTTGAAAGGTTGGAAAAAACAACATGAACGAACAAATCAGTCGTCTAGTAGTAAATTCTCTATCAGAGAAGTTAGGCCAAGAGGCTACTAAATCAGCAACATTCGAGGCTCTATATACTACAACAGCTATGGAGCTCGAACAAATCAAGAAAATCATCGAATCAGATGAAGAACTAAAAACAAAATTTGAACAAGTGAAAGGACAAATGATAAATGGCAATTAACAACTACACACTCGCAACTAAACCTTACATTCGTGGTTTTGGTGACCAAACCAAAACCGTTGTAGAAATTCGCTTGCAAGATGGCAACCGATATAGTACAAATCAGCGTGAGTTGGTCGGAGACCGCACTCAAGATAATGAAGAAGCACTTATCCAAGCGGTTCTTGACATCCTTAAAGCTGAATTAGATCCAGGTTCAGCAATCGTCCAAGCTCAATCTAAAATCGAGCAAGCTGAACAGAAGCTCACTCAAACCGAAACCAAACAGAACCAACTACTTGAAATCACTGAGAAAATCAATAAAGTAGTTCGTGTTATGGCTCAAGATTCTATCATGGGTGAGAAAATTGCTTATGGTACTACATACAAGGAACTCGTTGAACTCTTTCCACTTGTTAAAAACGGTGAAAGCTACGCTCCTGGCTCAATGTTTGCAATCGAAGACCCAGAGCATGTTGAATTGAACGGGGAAGGCAAGCGCATCTTGATTCAAACTAACCAGCAATTCATTTATCAAGGCGAATCACTCAAACAACTTGAAGGCTCACCATCTCAAAATGGCATCCTTGCGGTTTGGAAATGGCAAGCACCTAAATCTGAGCTAGAAACACAACCTGTTCAATAACGAGGAGGTGTTTATGCAAGATTTAGCATTTCATGAACTAATAGAGCACCTCAAAAATTTATCTTACAGTCCATACATCCACTTTTTCTTTTGGTTGATGGTGTTAGATATCGTGACAGGTTACATCAAGGCATTTAAAACTAAGCGTTTTGATAGCAAAATTGGAACAATGGGATTGATTCGACACTTCATTGTTTTCGCAGTCATCCTACTTGTAGCTATGTACGCACGTTCACTTGGTTTTCGTAGTTTTGGGATTGCTTGGACGATGTTCTTTGCTTTCAATTATCTGTTTTCAGTAATTGAAAATTGGGAAATTATCGGTCTTGCTTTCCCTGAATTTTTGAAACCTTACATTAACCAGCTAAAGAAAGATAATGCTAGAAAAATCGGGCAGTTATTGGTTAATATCGACCAAAAAGACAAAGTAGAAGTAGAACTTGAAGTAAAGGAGAAAGACGATGCAACAAATCAATGAAATTTTAATTAATGGCGCTATCAGCATTCTAGTTATCTCGGTAGGTATCGCAGTTAAGGCTGTCAAAGAATACCTAATCCAAAAAGGCGGAGAGAAAACAATCAAGATTGTTGAAATCTTGGCTAAAAATGCTGTAAATGCAGTTGAGCAGGTATCCGCTGAAACTGGTTATAAAGGCGAAGAGAAACTAGAGCAAGCTCGTATTAAAATTCGTGCTGAGCTTAACAAGTACAACATCCACATGAGTGATAGTGACCTAGACACATTCGTTGAGTCTGCGGTTAAGCAGATGAATGATGCTTGGTCTGAAAAATAAATCAGAGAACCCTTTTGGGGTTCTCTTTCTTTTTGAAGAAAGGAGGTAGCACTTGAAGAAGGTTATTGAGAAAAAATTAACCATTTCAGCCAATAATAGAGATGTAGATAGGCTTTATCAAGAATTTTATAGCAAAGATAAAGGTATTGCTGAATTCAAGTTTACACTCGATAATTTGACAGCTACTAAAGTCATCTGCTTATTCTATTTCAAAGGCACCAAGCGATACCAAGAAGTAGAAGCAACAATCGAAGGTAATTCGTTTACGGTTCAATTTGATACATCATTGATCACGACAGATGAGTCTGTCATTGGCTACATCTATTTTGAGAAAGTAGAGCAGTCAGCAGATGTATATAGCTTTATGTTTAGCGTTCATGTAAGCGAGATTGACAAAGCAGTTAAAACACCACTCATCGAACGTGAATCAGGGCGCATTGTCAACGTTAATGATGTAGTGACCAAGCAAGAATTGGATGAACTCTTTGCCAAAATCAAAGAGCAAGGTGGAACGTATGACGATAGTGATATTCGTGCTAAAATAAGCAATATTTCAGTCGATATTGAAGCTTTAAAGACAAAGACGGATAAAGATACCGTCTATGATGATACACCCGTCTTGAAGCGTTTAGAGATCTTAGAGAGCAGACAAGATAATGATACTGTATATAACGATACAGAAATTAAACAACGCTTAGAAAACCTAGAAAATAAGCCAAGTGTTGATACTAGTGGTCTAGTTACTAAGCAAGAATTAGATGGCAAAGGGTACTTGACTCAACATCAGAGCTTGGATGACTACGTTAAACACTCAGAGCTCCCTGACCCCTACAATGATACCGAACTCAAGAAACGAGTTGAGACTCTTGAAAACAAAAAAGAGGTAGATACCTCAAAATTTGTGACTGAGGAGGCTCTAGCTGGTAAGGGCTACCTTACTCAACATCAAAATTTAGATGAGTATGCTAAAAAATCAGAAATCCCTCAGCCATACAATGACAGTGGAGTTAAGCAAAGACTTTCGCTTATTGAACAAAAAGAGCCTCAAAGACTCAACCTTAACGGCACCACTCTTAGCTTGTCTGGTGGAGGTGGCAGCATTGTCTTGCCAAGCGCTCCAGCCAATACAAGTGGACAAGTCAATGAGTACGAAATCCACGGTACTGGTATGCCTAATGGAAAGGTTACTGCTCCAGTCGGGACGACTTATGTCGATACCAACGCCACAAATGGTGCTTTGAAATGGATTAAGCGCTCAGGCGCTGGCAATCAGGGCTGGGAGGTGTTAACTGGAGACACAGGCTGGAGAACTTTAAATATTAAATCTAAACTCGGAAACTCATTCTTGAAAGTTAGACGAAAAAATGATTTAGTTACTTACCAATTTGGCGGTCTTTCGTGGGGTTGGTTCGGTGTCATTCGTAGAGGTGGTGTAGGATACGAGGCACAAGGTAGTGACAAAGAACGAAATTGCTATATTTTAGGATTGAGTGGAGTCCCTCAAGGTTTCAGGTCTGAGGCTAGTTTGATTGGCAGCATTTACAATGACAAGGGCACGCCTTACGGGACTTGGTACCTTGGAGGCTACGGGGACAGCAACATGTTACGTTTCCAGTTCACTGACCCTGTCCCGACCGATAGGGACATCGGGGACATCCGAGTAAGTTCTATCTCATACTTGACTAGTGAGCCTTGGCCTGGCGTTTTACCATAAGAAAGGAAAAATAAAAATGACAATCAATATTGAAACTGCTATTGCATGGATGAAAGCTAGAGAGGGCAAAGTGTCCTATAGCATGGACTACAGAGACGGGGAGGACTCTTATGATTGCTCAAGCTCTGTCTACTACGCTTTGAGGAGCGCTGGAGCAGTATCTGCTGGATGGGCTGTAAATACAGAGTATGAGCATGACTGGCTCATTAAGAATGGTTATGAGCTTATTGCTGAAAATACCGAGTGTGAGGCTCAACGTGGAGATGTCTTCATTTGGGGGCGCAGAGGAGCCTCAGCTGGTGCTGGTGGACATACTGGGATTTTTGTAGACTCAGAGAATATTATCCACTGCAACTATCGCTATGATGGTATCACAGTCAATAGCCATGACTATATATGGGCTCTTGCTGGACAGCCATATTTTTATATCTACCGCCTAACCAATCCAAACGCTCAACCTGAGGCACCTAAAAAAGGCTGGCAAGAGGACAATGAGGGCTACTGGTACGCTAGAGCTAATGGCACTTTCCCTAAGGATGAATTTGAAAAAATTGATGGCACCTGGTACTACTTTGATGAGAGTGGCTACATGCTTGCTGACAAATGGGAACAACGCCCTGATGGCACATGGTACTACTTTGATAAGTCAGGGGAAATGGCTACTGACTGGAATAAGATTGCTGATAAGTGGTATTATTTCATTAGAGATGGCGCTATGGTCACTGGTTGGGTCAAATATTACGATAAGTGGTATTATCTTGACACTCAAAATGGAGACATGAAATCCGATTGTTTCATCAAATATAATGATGGCTGGTATTTGCTCTTGCCTGACGGTAGAATGGCAGACAAACCTGAGTTTACAGTAGAGCCCGATGGGCTTATTACAGCAAAATAAAAAAATAAAATATAGAAAGACTTTCAAAATTTAATTACAACAAAACCGCTCAGATTTTGAGCGGTCTTTTTTTGTTTCTCTGAAAGTACTTTTATAAGTAATTTTAGTATCCTTGATTGAA